TCTTCAATTGCTACTCCATCTTGTGAGAGATAGGCGGCAGCACGAAACTCTAACTGTGCAAAGTCAGCTTCCATTATTTTACCACCTTCAAATCGTGACACAAATACTTTCTTTACAGGAAACGTGCCGCCACGTGGCATGTTCTGCATGTTTGGGTCTGCACCTGATAGTCTACCAGTGGCAGTCCTATGCTGCAATAAACGCACGTGTAACATACCATCTTGTTTGGTGTAAGTTTTTATACCTTCAACAAAAGATGATAGGTACGTGTCTACAGCACTCAACCTTTTAACCTTTCTCAAAAAGTTTTCTGCCTCAACCATACCCTTACTACGGGCAGCACTCTCTAGTATCTCAAGGTTATTCTTGCTTGTAGTAAACCCATTGGCACTAGCCCACTTGGGTGTAGGTGGTACAAACTTAAATCCTGCATAAGTTGTAGACGGTCTAAATAAATAACCATTACCATTACAGTCCTTACATTTACTAGCTTTAGCAAACGGCTGTCCATTCTTTTTTAATCGTCTTATATAACCCGTACCATTACAAGCACTGCACTGTTGCGCCTCTGTTTTATATAACCTTTCTGTTCCACTTGAGATCATTGATTTAAAATCATCACCCGTCATGTATGGGTCAATGCGTGTAGCCCAATCATTTTTATCAAGAACTCTACGACCATATATAACCCAAGATAATTGCTCTGGACTATTTAAGTTTATAGGTGTGTCACCCATTACATTATACACATGCTCTTGCAATTCTTTTTGTAACTGTTTTCGTTCTTGCTCAAACTCTTCTCTAACATTATCTAGTACAGACAAGTCTACTTTAAATCCACGTTGATATATACGGGCTAAACAAACAGCAACCTGATTAGTGAGGTCAACAGTTTTAAGTAAGCCAGTATCTTGTGGTGTATTTAATCTGTACATTAACTTATCAGACAACTGCTGCGTAGCGTGTAGGTCAGCAGATAAATAGTCTGCCAACTCATCAATAGGAATATCTTTTGTGCTGTAACCCTTTGCAAAATATTCTTTTAATGTGTCTTGTTTCTTTGTGTCTAATTCATAACGCTCTGCACAAGCCTGAAGAGATAGTGGTTCTTTAATACCACGCTGCAATACATACTCAGCAAGCATAGTATCAAACACAGGCCCGTCATACTTGAATCCAGATTCCCACAACCACATCAAATCGTATGCAGCATTGTGACATATAAGCACAGTAGCTTCATCAAGATACCACTGCACACGGTCACTGTAATCCCACCCACTAAGATGTTCCTCGTGGTCAAATGGGAAGTGCATCTCCACACCTTGGTCAGTCAGTACACCCACCATAGTCAATGAGTTCTCTGGCTCAAAGGGATCAAGGTGCATCTTGCCATTACGATTGACAACTGTATTCTCTACGTCAAGTGTTAGTTTCATTTAACTTCTCCTTATGTTCTTGTAGATATTTAACAGCATTTTTAACTGTTGTCAAGTCATCTCTAAAACCACCAAGACCATCGTTACAATGTTTACATATATAACCACGAAAGGTGTTAGTATCGTGGCAGTGGTCAAGAACCCACGTGCCTAATAATTTCTGACCATACTTGTTTACTTCATCTATTGTTCTTGTGCATATAGGACATTTGTAACTAGCCTCTTGTGGGTACACATTTTTCTTTCTTAGTGCAGCAATTACTTGTCTGTGTCCTGTTTGACAAGACCGACATGTTCTTTTTATTTCTGCGTCACCTGTTTTAGTATAAGACATTTGTTGAAAGTTAGTTATGGGTTGTCTTATATCACACTTGATACAAACCAAACCATCTTCACACAGTTCACTTATCTTTTCTTCATTAAAAAAATCTAGCTGTGTCAAACTGTGTACCTCGCTGTCTTGTAATCCAACTCACAGTGTACCACACCATGCCAACCTGTCAATTTATTTTTGACAACATTCAAGTGTCGCTGTGTATCTTCTTCTTCTTGTCCATCAACGGGTGGGTTCTTTGCAATCAACACCATCAGGTCTGCTTCTGCAGCCTTACCTGTGCGAGAACCTTCCATCATAGACTGGTTAAGTAACACCTTACCCTCTGCTTCAGCAGAAAGCTGAGACATATAGAATACTGCACACTCATGCTGCTTTGCAATCATTCGTGCATGAACAGCATTTGCTTTCAGTGCTTCATCCATACGAGCAAAGCCGCCTGTCTTAGCAAACTTATCACCCATATCAAGTAGAACAATGTCAGGTTTATATGTCTTGCATATACTCTCTACCCAAGCCATGTCACGTCCTGTTGCATCTTTAATCTTGATGCGTTCTTTGACTGGTGAATATAGGTCACGAGCCTTGCTTGGATTTTCTTTTACCTCTCGCATAGTCATACCTGTAGCAGCAGTAAGATACCTTGCTCCTACCCTGTGGTATCCTTCTTCGTTACATAAGATAATACAGTTAGCACCCTGATGTGCAAAGCCACCGGGTGCAGCAATGAGACTAGCATGGAAGGATGTCTTACCCGTATTGGGTCTAGCACCTATCTCAATTAAATGTCCTGCATTGACACCCTCAACCTTACGAGTAAGGCTATTGATATTGAATGTCCACCTAGCTTCTAGGTCTGCTTTGGCAAGCAAAGTTTCAATCTCAATGTCATCCCACTCAACATTCAAGTTAGGCAAGAAGTCATCACCATACTGTTCTAGTATCATACGTAGTGGCTCAAGGCTTGTCTTGTCGCCTGTTACATAGTCAACACCTAAGTTTGCAATGTCCTCACCTATCACCTGAGAGAACAACTTTGATAGCACCTCTTGTGCTATGTCATTACCCATAGGCTCTTCCTTCTTTATCTTGAAGAAGATAGCTGAAAAGGCTTGCTTCTGTGCAGTAGTCATTGTTGGATTGTTTGACATAAACAATGCTTCAATCTCATCTGGTGATACAGTACGCTCATACCTTTCCATAGCTGTATCAATAGTCTTCTTTATCTTACGGACATCTGCACTGAATAGTCTGTCAGGACATCTAGCCCCACGATTATCATCATAGAATGACTTATCCATTAGTGTTCTAATTAGTGATAGTTCCATTTAACTTCTCCATATCTTCGGGGTTACGATACTTCAAGTCATCATTTAACTTTAGTATCTTTACATCATTAACATAGCCTCTTAATTCTTTAGCCATGCTAAAACTTTTTGTCAGAGCATCGGGGTCTAATGCTATAACTGCTGTTGAGAACTGTGCAAGATACCCTTTATGCGAATCTTGTAGAGATGTACCAAGAAGCGCAACCCCGACAAAGGAACCGTAACCAACAACGGCTGCACTCACACAGTCCTCAACAACTACTGCGACATTACCACACCCGTGAGTGAAAGGCAAGCCACTTTTTCCATATCTTTTCCATTTAGGTAATCTCTTGCCCAACGCACGACCAGTAGCGTCTACAAGAACACCGTTGTGTGATATAGGAAACACAACTCTGTCATCTTTAAGATCATACATAACACCCACATCGTCTGGTTCAAAGTCATACTCATAACAAAACTTTAATACACTGCGCTTATTACGATGTGGTATTATATAACTTGGTAAGTCAAAGCTATCTTCAACAGGGTCTTTCGTATTCAAAATACCAGAGCGTATATCATCCACAGATAAATGCACACGATTGCCACCCTTGATATTACAAGATGCTTTGTAACAATTCCACACGAGATTACCCATGTTATTAGTAGCTGTAAAAGTTTTATAACCTTTACAGTTAGGGCAGTTCATTCTCTTTGTAGTACCATTAGGAATATCTAATTCCTTAACTATATTATATATATTATTCATGTATTATCTCTTTCTGTTCGGCAGTTACAATGCTTTTACCATGTATTTTACGTGCTGTCAATGCATTATTTGCACTTGACAACGTATTTTTTAGGTAAGGTTTTACAGAACTAGGGTTAGCATGTCCTGTAACCGACATAATTTGTGCCATACCGACACCTGCTTCCACCATTTCTGTTGTACCTGTCCTGCGTAAGTCAGACAGCCTTAACTCAGAGGACAAACCTGCCTGATTCATTAGCTTCCTACCATACAAGGGTAGGTTTACTAATGTGTAGGGCTTGTACTCACCACGAACAGGGTTAGGTCTAGGTGCGACATACTTTTGAAAACCAAAGTCTTGTTCTTGTTGTTGTAACATTTCAAACAAGTCATCTGATATGGGCAGGTGAACATCAGCGTGTCGCTTTGATTGTTCTATATGAATAGTTTGTGTATCAAAGTCTATACCATCCCATGTTAGTAGTCTCATATCACCTAAACGCTGACACCATTCGTATGCCATGTGTGCAATAAGACCTATGTTACGGGTGCTAAAATCACTGTAGGCGGCGTCTAATAGTTTTTGTACATCCTCCCTACCCCAAACTGTCTTACGCCTCTCAGCGGTGCGTCTACGTATGTTAGCGAAAGGATTAGTTAAGCACAGTTCCATTCGCATACCATGATTAAATAATAATCTACTCACAGACATGATATGATTAGCCATGTGAATACCTTTCTCGCACCACTCGTTGTATGCTATCTTCGCTACACGTGTAGGAAAATCCTTGTAGTTATATTGGCAGAGGGGCTTGCCCTCTACCGTTGTGTTTAACATTACGTTGATGAAATACTCATACTGTTTCTTAGTTTCGTCACGTAAGTTCCTGTAATCATAGGAAGAATAGTAATCATCTACTAGCTTGGTCAGCTTCATTATGCTGCTGCCAATGTCTTGAACTCTGGCATGTCAACCCACTTGGCTACGTCCAGTTCACGTTGGAACATTGAGACTGCTTGAGTATCCTTGCCTGTCCTGCGTAGATTAAAACCATTACGCTCGTCTGCGTAGCTTGCGTAGTTAGTAAAGGCACTATACAAAGCGAACAAGTTGCGTCCACGTACACCAACCTCTTGGTTGTATAACGAAAACATTTTTTCTGACTTGACATCTGACTTCATAATCTTGTCAAGCAATGCTTTCACATCTACAGTCATAAGACTTGTGTTAGCCCACCGCTGTAGCTGTTCTGCTTGAGCAGTAAAATCTTGCTGTGATTTTTCTAACTCATTAATAAAGTTATCAAGCATAAAGTTACTTGTGTTTTTTCGTAACACTTTGTCGTGTCTACCTATGATCTGACCATTGAGGCAGAAGCTATCAATCGCACCAAAGATAGTTATGTTAGAGCAAGTACCATTGACACCATGCAATGCAATGATACGTTTCATCACACTTGTTTCGTGTTTGTCGGTCTGTACTTTAGCTACTACATTTGGTAGTGTCATGTCCATCATAGCCCACCCGTTGTGGTGTGCATCACGCCATACAATCTGTGCATCTTGCATTTCATAATCAGACAGAGTGTCTGTTGTGGTTTGCATAACCTCACGGAAAAAGTCTCCATGTGACGCACAGGTAAAGCCATTACCAACGATACCAATGTAATCGCCAGTAGTTTGATTGATGACATACTTTTTGTCACTTACTTTTGTTGGCTCAAAGCCCACCTCAAAGTCAAGGTTTTCTGGGATATATTCTAGTGGCATATTAAACTCCTTTCTATTAACTGTTATCGTGTTATATCATTTGTAATTTTAATTGTCAATCACCTTTCAAATTAAATTGAAATCGTAGTGTCTCCATTGCTTCTGACAATTCTTGTAAGTCATAGGCAGACACGGCTCTGATACCACCCATGTCGGGATATAAGGCAACGTCAAGCACACTGTCTAGCAAATTATGTACAGATATAACAGCCGCACGTTGTTCCATAGACAACTTGGCTATTCTGTTCCTACGGTTGATACGTTCCTTCTCTCGCACATTTTCCCAATATGCTATGCGTTCATCTGTCGTCATGTTCTCTAGTTTTTTTGGCATTTTCTATCTCCTTTTTGTAAGCGTTTAACATATCATTACGCAGCTTTAATACACTGTCCCAATATGCTTTGTCAAGTATGTCCATTATGTTTTTGTAGTTGTCATCCATACTTATTCTCCTATGTTTATTACTAAAGGTTTCTTCATCCAGAATGGTTTGTCTCTGCCCTTGTTATACCTAGCGAAACTACTCTTGTCAAGCGTATAGAACGCACGATAGGCA